GTTGCCTCTGCGTCCTCCAGTTTCTTCTGGAGCTCTGCGATCTTCGCCGCGTCTGTCTGCGATGTGGACCTTGCCTTTTCGGCCTCGGCCTTTAAGCCGTCCACGGTCTCAGTATGCGCCTCGATGATCTGGTCAATCTTTTCATCTTCGATACCCATTGCTTTGAGCATCTTTCTGGTTAAACTCATGCTTTCTCTCCTTTTCTTCGGTGGCGATTCTTTGCCTTAAAAAGCATTCTAAAAGTTAAATCGTAATTTAACTTTTATCTGATAATTTCATTAAAACAAAGTCCAAACCCGCTGTCAAGGGTGTTCCGCCGTGATTTTCTGCGGCTTCTCACGCAAAAAGGAAAAAGCCGAAGCTCTCGCCTCGGCCTGTTGCCCCCCCCTTTAGATATAGTCGTCAAGCTCTATGTCGCCCGCCTCGACCGCTTCGAGGAGCGCCCTTATGAGCGCCGCCTCTGTTATGTCCTTCTCTTCGCAAATCTTGTCGATTGCCTCTGCCTCTGTATCGTAAATCGTGATCCTTGTCATGTCCCTGTCCTCCTTAATCGCCGTATATCGCCCGCATGGCCTCGTAGTAAACATCGATCCCGATATATTTGGCCCTCATAGCGTTCTTGAACATGTCCTCGATGTCCTGCGCGCTCATGCCAGCCTTTTTCAGTCCCGCAACAGTGGCCTGCACTGTCGCGGGTGTAATAACTTTCACGTCAACCCCGCTCACTTTGTCACCTCCGCAAATGCTCTCGGGATAATGTTCATTACCCTCTGCATGCCCTCCAGATCGGTCATTCCCAACGCCTTAGCGGCCTCAAATTCCACCATATAGATTGTAGCCTGTAAACAATCGGCTATAGTCTCGTGCCCGCCTCTTACGGTCCTTGTAAGGCGTCCTGCGGCGTCGATATAGTTATAATCAACCGCCATGTACATTCCGCTCTCATGCTTTACCACCGCAAACCTGCGGCCCTTATACTCGAAATTCTTTACTATTACGTTTGCCATATTGTTCTCCTTCTCCCCGTCATGCCGATGGGCCAGCCGTTTATCAAATCCATATTCTGTCAAACAAATAAGTGGTGCCAGGCAGATATTCAAGTTTTCTCCCGTCAACAACCTTGTATTCCTTATGATCAAGACTTCTCAAAAACTCGTCTGCTTCATCACTTGTGGCAAAAAACCTTGTGTTTGTCTCGCCCGTTTCCTTGTTCTCAACCGTGATCCTCTGTGTATATCCTTTTCCCAGCATTTCTAAACACTCGCCATACGTCATGTGCTTTTTCTCGTCGGCAGTGAATACCCTTCCCATATTGTTATCCTCCTTAGTGGTTGTCTTTGGTTTTCGATAACCGCCGCTGTTGCCGTCGCCTGTTGTGTCTTGCGTTTCACGTTACGTTGTTTAGGTCCTCCCTAAAATCCAGCCTTACGCGGTTATCTGCAACAAAAGGTTGTCTTTTGTTGCATCTACATAGTACAGCATTTGTTTTACTTTGTCAATGGGGTAAAGCTCAAAAAATATAACAAATGTTGCACAAATTCGACAGACGGTTTTTGTGCAGATTGCCACTAGGCTATTTACACGCGCGGGTATATACTATATAGACGGAAAGGAGGCAAACTAATGTCGAAATTACAGGAAATGAGACAAGCCGCGGGCCTTACACAAGTACAGCTTGCGACGGCCGTGGGGATCACAAAAGGGGTACTGTGCCACTATGAACAGGGGACTAGGAATCTTGACGGGGCAAAGGTAGAGACGCTGGCAAAGCTGGCCATTGCGTGTAAATGCACAATCCCCGAGATTTTAGAGGAGGAGGCCCTCGGGGACCTTCTGGAAAAGGCAATGAAAAAGCCGAGACGATAAACGCCTCGGTCTTTTTATGCCTTTAAAACCCTCTCCATGAGCTGTTTGTATTCATTCGTGTGTTTGTCCATCGCGTCCCTTAAAAACCGATTTGCGGCCATTCTGATCGTCCCCTCGTGGACATACGGGGCATACTCAACGTTGGTCCCGATAAACACGGTGTCGGGTTCGTTCGGTGCAGTGCCCGAATAGCGGCCATAATTGATGTCGCGGGCGTCCCTTGTGGCCTTGTCGGTGTATCGGCTCGGATTGTCGGCCTTGTAGGACGATATCGCGGGCGGTTCACCGCCTAAAGCGTGCGTTATGGAATTTCTTAACAGGCCCGTGTCGACTCGCCGCGGGTTATGCTCTATAGCGATCTTCGCGTTTCTTTCGGCCTGTTGCCCGCAAAGCTCCAGACCGTCCCTTATTTTTTCTTCCAGCGCGGCCATCACGTCGTCCATATTGTTTTTGCCCATCTTGATATAGAACTCGCCCATTGTATCAACTCCTTTAAGGCAGTTTCGCATACCTCGCATACTCAGCGCCGTAATGGTTGCGCATGATTTCAGCTATCTCGTCCTGTTTAGTGATGGAGTTGGAATGTTGCTGGTAATGTCCAGCCTTCCAGTCCTCGTATGAAATGCCGTTTATATCCTTGCCCAACTCGCGGCCCGTGACGTTCGGGTGTAGGGAATTGTTAAATCCCATTCCTTCTATCGCTGACAACAGCGTGCAACGGCAGTTATACACGTTCGCGGGCTCGGCCGCGGGATCACCAGGATATTCGATCTCGCCGTATTCGTTTACGAACGCCTCGTTTTCTGGCACAACAGCGCCATCAAGCTCGGCGTGCCAGTGTCTCGTCCTTCCATCCAGCGTCGCACACCACTGTTTCATCACTCTTAAACCGTATTTCTCGGCTATATCATCGGCGTGACGTATGCTGTCCACCCGTCCTGCGTTCTGGACCCCCGTGGCCATCGTGCGGGTGTTCCTCACCGCGGCTTTATAGTCCGAATCTCCGACAGTCGTGGCCAGCCGCTTCGACAGCTTCGGTATCGACTCGCCCTGTACAATGCCCTGCATCATAACCGATTGAATCTGTTTACGGTCCCAGTCCTTCTGTATTCCCAGCGCGATCTCCCGTGAGATTTTCTTCCCAGGGGCGTGCCAGAACTGCTTATCTTGAAACAGGACCGCGACGGCCTCCCGTGAATACAGCGTGAACCCCGTTGCAATACGTCCCCCCGACAGCACATCGGCCATATACATGCCGTAATTGAAATTCAAGGCATATACACTAGGCATCACATCAAAGGCCATATTACGGGCAATCTGCGCGGCGTTCGCGAAGTCTGACGCCAGATTGTCGCGCAACTCTGCCCATCGTTCGCCCACCATGATCTGTCCGATTCTCCACTGGTTGTACTCGGCCTGCGTTATCAGACCGTTCGCCAGCGCTTTCCGTTTCAGCCTGTCCTTTTCAGCGAACCTTGCCAAATAATCGTCCAGTTTCGCCTTGACTTCTGCCTCCGCGACGTTGTACTCCTTCGCTATGCGCTTCTCCAGCGCCTTGATGATCTCATCGGTGGCCTCGTGGGCCCCGTCCATGCGTCGAATCATTCAACCTCACCGCCCTGCGGCGTCTGTCCAGCCTGTGCCATCTGTTCGGCCTCCTGCGCCCGCGTCAGCTCGTCCGCCGCCATCTGCTCCAGAATATCATCGGCCTTGTCGCCGTCGCCCAACAGCTCTAACAGCTTTCGGGTGATATAGTCACTAGGCAAGAACTGCGCCGCCATAACTACCAACTGCATTTCCTCTTGGTTGTTTACGATGATGGACCGCGTGAATGTCGGCACGTCCTCTATTCCAGCAACCGCCAACAGCCGCTTTAAGAAGTCTCTGACGCAATACTCGAACTGGTCCGTTTTCGCGTTCAAAGGCTCGTATGCGGCCTTGATCTGCGTGGCCGTAACGGCGCCGCCTTCAATCGCCTTCACGTCAAGCGCCATCGCATCGTCGTATAAATCGGATCTGAGCTTTAACAGCAACGCCTCGCGTGACTCATACGGTGCCTCTAACTGGTGCGGTTCTGCGCTGACAGCATTATCAGTCGTCGCGGCGTGCAGTGTTTTCATCTTCTCGATAAACTGCGCCAAATCCACGTCGTCCATTCCGCCCGCGTTCTGCAACGTCCAGTAAATCAGCGATCCTTCATCAACGTTATTCGCATATCCCGATTTTATAAGGTCATAGCAATCGATCTGTTCTCTGAGGCCCACAAGCTCGCTCTGGTGGTGCGGGTTTCCCCATAAGGGGATAATAGGGAACGTCGGGTAATTCTCCCCGTCGTATATCTCGTCCCCGTCTGCCTGCGATGTTCTCACCTTCACGATATAGGGCCGCTTCGCGTGCAAAATCGCGCCTTCATACTTGCCCGTGTCCTGTCTCTTATTCCAGATATAGTCGGTGTAACCGTCCAGCTCGTACAGGGTAGCTCTTAAAGGCTTTGTGGGGTCTATCTGCCAGAACCGAACGCCCGCCTTCATTGAACCGTCCTCCTCGTCCATCATAGGGGCATATTCAAGGACGGTGAACACTTCCACATGATCCTTGTTAAAGAACCCGAACGACACGCCGCCCCAAAGGGCCTTTTTGCCAGCGTCCTGTAAAACGGTATCGAAGTCGTCGCCGCCGAGCTTGTCCTTTGTCCCTTCCGCTCCGAACGTCACGCCGTTTCCCAAAAGATACTGGTTTTCCTGCGTGATAAAGCGGTTAAAGAACTTAGACGCCATCTTGAAATTCGCGCTCCAGTTATCGGGCACGGTGTTTCCAGTGACATCGTATAAGAGTTTCTGATACTCCACGATGGTTCTGTTTCTGTGCCTGTCGTATTCGTCCGCGATCTGCGCCGTCTTGTACAGCTCGCTTGACTGATGTTCACTTATCACCGCTCTGACAAACTCCATGCGCGCCTTGTCGTCGTCGGGAACCGTAAGTAAGTCCTGGTATGTAAGCATATTCCACCTCGCAACTGTTTGAGTGAGCGATTATCACAATCGATAATCGGGTTTATCTTTAACGGCCTTCCCTCTTGGGCGCCGCAATGTGCGTGGTTTTTACGAAATACCTTGTGGAATCCATAAGATGATCACGCTCTTTTTTCGGTCTGTCCTCCGCGGTTTTCTCGTCCCATACATAACCGCCAGCCTCGGCAATCCAGTTTTTACAGGACCGCAATACCTTTATCTTTCCGCTCTGCATCGCTCGTGCCGTTTCCATAATGCCGTTTATCACGTCGTTATCTGCGGGCAAAACACGCGCCCATTCGGACTTGCCCAACAGGGCGATAAAAGAGGCCGCTGACGGGTCTATGAACGTCTTGATCTTGCGCTGTACGGCGCCGCCTAAAGCCGTCTGGACGTGTCGGCCGCTCTGGTCCTGCCACGCGTCCGCGATCCATGCCTTCAAGTCGTCCGCATATTCTTGGTCGGTCTTTGTAAGGCCCTTGTCGCGGCCGCTGTAGTAGTATTCCTTTTCGGCAATCCACCAGTCGCCCCTATGCACCCATAACAGGGCCGCAAACGCGTTCATCGTGCCATAGTCGATTGAAACCATGTACTCTTGAATGGGGAGCGGCGCGCCCTTCTCGTCGCGTGGAATGTCGTCTATAACGGCGTCCATGTACATCGGGTATATGATACCTTCGGCCAGCGTCCACAAGCCCAAAATAAAGCGCTCGTAGAAAAC